AAATGAATATTTTACTTTCTTTGTTGAAGGTTATAAATTTATGCCCCTCTTTAAAAATAAGTGTTGGGATGGTAAATGCAGATTATATAATGGTAAGACTAGTACACTCCCGTATGGACTACTTTTGGAATTGCTAAAGTTTGCAACGGCGCGGCAATATAGTGTAGAGTTGGATCGTGATATAAGTGATCGCACACCACAAGATAAAAGCGCATTGATTGCGTATGCAAATAGTTTAACACTAATGGGTGGGTCAAACCGTATTGAAGCGCGTGACTATCAGTTGGATGCTTATGCACATGCATTGCGCGAAGGACGCAGTTTGGTTATTAGTCCAACAGGCAGCGGTAAGAGTCTAATTATTTACATGATGATACGCTGGTATCTTGATAATCATGATGATAGTATTCTCATTGTGGTGCCAACAACAAGTTTGGTTGAACAGCTGACAAAAGACTTTGCGGATTATAGCAGTGCTGACGATGGCTTTGATGCAGGCATTGACGTGCATAAAATTTACAGCGGTAAAGAAAAAAATAACTTTGACTCACGTGTAGTGGTTACTACATGGCAGAGTGCAATTACTTTACCCAAGGGATGGTTTGCAAAATATGGTATGGTAGTCGGCGATGAGGCTCACTTGTTTAAAGCAAAGAGTCTTAATGCCATCATGAGTGCACTTGTGAATGCCAGCTATCGTATTGGTACAACTGGAACAATCGACAACAGTCAATGCAATGAATTGGTACTGGTTGGCAACTTTGGACCAGTACATCGTGTTATTACAACAAAAGAATTGATTGACAGCAATACGCTTGCGGCTCTCAAAATCAAATGTATTGTATTGAATCATAACGAAGAGTTGAAAAAGATTGTTAGCAAGTTGGACTATCAAGCTGAAATCGCTGCTATTGTAAGTCATGCTGGGCGCAATTCTTTTATTACAAAGTTAGCACTCTCACAAAAAGGCAATACACTGGTACTGTTTAATCTTGTAGGCAAGCATGGTAAACCATTGTATGAAACCATCAGAGCTGGTGCAGCCGAAGGCCGTAAAGTATTTTATGTAAGTGGAGAAGTAAATGCAACTGATCGTGAAACTATTCGAGAAATTACTGAACAACAAACTGATGCAATTATTGTGGCATCAAGCGGAGTATTTTCTACCGGCATCAACATTAAAAATCTTCACCAAATTGTTTTTGCTGCGCCAACCAAGAGTCAGATACGTGTACTGCAAAGCATTGGTCGAGGACTACGAAAAAGCGATGATGGTCGCGGATGCACAGTATATGACATATCGGACAACTTTAGCTGGAAGAAGAAAAAGAACTACACCATGAACCATGCGATAGATCGTGTCAAGATATATAATAAAGAAGGTTTTGAATATAAGATTTATGAAATTGAACTACCATGATTGACGACGACACATTAGACCACCTTGACATTCGTGTATACAGCACAGTTAGTGGTCGTCAACTTATAGGTGAATTTGAAGAATTATATGATGATGTAATCTTACTTAATAGCCCACTTGAAATGGTTCGCGTACACTTAAAGGAAGGTATTGCTGTTCGTATGGTTCATGCAGTACCACAGAATGATGGCGAGCCGCTGCATCTTTACCTGCATGCGGTAGAGAGCGAATCCTTTGCTAGTGACGTTCTTAAAGAATCATATTACAAATACCTTGCGATTGATCGAATCTCGTCGTTATTAACGGAATCAATTGAGAACAAAAACAAAGGTGAACAGCAAACCTTAACTGACCTTGATCCTCCAGATTCATTTAAGTATGATTGGAACAGCAGCGTTGACCGATGGAAGAATTGATTGTTTAACGGTTGTTCTATTAGTATTATAACAAGAGAGAAATGTCTTGTAAATAACAAAATGCATTTGCATAGAAAAAAGTTGTTTACATTGCCGTAAAGTTTGTTATAATAAAGGTATGCAGATTGAAAAACCGAAAAGAAAAAGTCGAGGTACCGACTATGTTAACAATGCACTCTTTAGTGCAGTGGTTATGAACTATGTAAATAGCGCCACGGACGCTAAAGAAGCTGGTACCGAACCGCCCAACATTCCCAATAACATTGGTGAAGCATTCATGAAAATTTGTAACGGCCTTGCGCGCAGTCCTAGTTTTATGAATTATAGTTACCGTGAAGATATGGTAATGGATGCAGTGGAAAATTGTGTTAAAGCAATTATGAATTATGATGTTACCAAAACTACTCGCACTGGCACGCCCAATGCTTTTAGTTACTTTACACAAATTGCATACTATGCTTTCCTGCGCCGTATTGCAAAAGAAAAGAAGCAAACCACAATCAAGCAACTACTCATTGAAAAGGGCGGTATTGGTATGTTTGCAGAATTTGATGATGATGCATTGAATGGTGGAGAAACCATGATTGAAAAGATTCGTCAAAAGAATGATGCTTTTTACAATGTTGATCGTTGCACCTCAACCGGTGAAGAGTTGCCCAAAAAGAAACCAGCAGCCACCAAAAAAGTGGTTAGTGTTAAGAAGAGCGCTGGTCCACTTACAGATTTTTTAAATGCCTAATATGAAAATGGCAGTTCTCACAGATACTCATGCTGGCATTAAAACTGGCAGCGATACATTTCTTGACTATGCAGAACGATTCTATAGTGAAGTATTCTTTCCATATTGTGTAAAGCATGGGATTAAAAAGATACTTCACTTGGGTGACTATTTTGATCACCGCCGCTATGTTAATTATAAAGTATTGAATCGCAATCGTGCAATGTTCATTGACAAGCTTTATGAATATGGTATGCATATGGATATTATACCTGGAAACCATGACGTATTTTTTAAGAATACCAATGACCTGTGCAGCCTCAATGAAGTGCTTGGTAAATATCCTGAAGTAATTAGCATTCATATGAAACCTACAGTTGTTTCATATGGCTCATTAGACATTGCATTGCTACCGTGGATCAATGCTGAAAATTATGCAGAAAGTATTCGCTTTATTGAGAGTGCGCCAGCAGCATGGCTCGGCAGTCACCTTGAGCTGAGTGGATTTGAAATGATGAAAGGCGCACCAGCTACCAGCCATGGTATGGATGCATCATTGTTTGCACGCTATGAAACGGTGATGAGCGGACACTATCACACCAAGAGTCAGCGCGATAACATTCACTACTTGGGAGTTGCTTTTGAACATACCTGGGCAGATTGTAATGACCCTAAGTATTGGCATGTGATTGATACTGAAACACGTGAGCTGCTGCCAATTCGTAATGACCTGTGTATCTTTAAGAAACTGGTATATGATGATACACCATATGATGCACCTGTTGAGGCCATCAACCGTATGGATTTTAGCAGCGTGAATGGCACATTTGTTAAAGTAATTGTTGCTGCAAAGAAAGACCCATTTGCTTTTGACAAGTACATCGATCGTATCAGCGCTCAAGAACCGTTTGACCTAAAGATTGTTGAAAATTTTGCAGAGTACAACAGCGAGAATGTTCTCGATGAAGAAGTAAATGTCAGCGATACTGGCACACTATTAAATACATATGTTGATGCAGTTGAAACCGAATTGGATAAAGACCGTATCAAAACTAAATTGCAAGAACTCTATATTGAAGCGCAAAACGCAGACGCATTATGATAATCTTTAAGAAAATCCGCTATGCCAACTTCTTGAGTGTTGGCTCAAATGAAATTGAAATTGATCTTGACAGCATTCGTTCTACACTTATTGTAGGACACAATGGCAGTGGCAAAAGTCTAATGCTGGACGCTCTAAGTTTTGTTCTGTTTGGCAAGCCGCACCGCAGTATCAACAAACCACAGTTGGTCAACAGTATCAACGGTAAAGGCTGTAAGGTTGAAGTCGAATTCCACATTGGGCCAAGCGAATACAAGATTGTGCGCGGCCTTAAACCAAACATATTTGAAATTTGGTTAAACGGTAACTTGGTGAATCAAGAAAGCCACAGCCGCGATTACCAAAAATTACTTGAGACTAATATTCTCAAATTGAATCACAAAAGCTTCCATCAGGTGGTGGTATTGGGCAGCAGCAACTTTACACCATTCATGCAGCTTAGCACATATGCACGACGTGAAGTAATTGAGGACCTGCTTGATATTGGTATCTTTAGCAAAATGAATGTTGTGCTTAAAGAAAATCAGGCAAAGCTAAAGGACACACTTAAGGATACTGAATACCAATACAAT